TATTCACCATTTGGAACAAGTCTTTCATCAAGATCTTTGTTCATTCTCCCAGCCTGGAAAACATGTACAAACTCTGGCATATATTAGTGTTTTATAATTTTGGATTTATACGCATAACTTGAGTAATCTCTTCTATCTTGATGTTTGATAATCTTAATTTAGTATTTCTTCTTGTAGCCGCTAGCTCTCTTTTGTACCTTGCTACTAAATATTCCGGAGTGTTTGCTTTAGTTGAAAGAATAGCGTAGGCTATATACTTATACAGCGCTTCTTCTGCGAATTTATGGACAACCATTTCTTCGTCTGTAGCTAATCCATCAGATATGTATTTTAATGTAACCACCCTGCCTACAAAGCTAGAATCAAAATATATAATACCAGCCACTCTGTCTATATAAAAAACTCCATTAGATTGAGCTTGCTCTGGAGAAATACCATATCTCCTTCCCCATCCGCTTTGGTTAAGCTTGTCGCTTAAATTTTCTGTATCTGTATTATTAGTTTTTTGTTTTTGAAATTTTTTTCTAGTTTCAGATTCTTCCGCGGTTAATATTTCTGAGCTTTGCTGATCGAATAAATACTCAAAATTTGAATCCTGAAGTATAGGTAGCGGATTAGAAGACTTACTGGTTGGGTATATAATGCGTTCTATGCCCTTAGAATCAACCCAAACTAATTTTACATAGTTTACATAGTCTTTAGGCAAAATGAAGTTTAAGGTTGGTCCTATTTCAATTTCTTGAGACTTCATAGAAGGCAATGTGTCAAAGCTAAATTCTTGCAATCCTCTTTGTGCGTGGAAAGCTACCTCCGTTCTTTTTGCTTTAGCTATATTTTTTTCTAATCCTACATAAGAAATCATAAAATTATTTATAATATCTCCTATAGAAGTAAATTGATAGCTGCCGTAATTTTCGTCAAAGCTATTCCATATTCCGTCTGAGCCTAAGTAATATTGTTCGTCAGTTTGTGTTATTAAGCCCATATATTATGATTTTTGTTGTTGTATTGTTTCTTGATCTTCTTTATCAAAAACTTGGTATAAGCCTAAGTCTTTTATTAATATACCACATAGTTCTAGTATTTTAATTACTAGCTCAGTTTCTTCGGCAACATCTAACTCAAAATTAGTACTATTGGTAGGATCGTAAAGAGGTTCGTTGAATATAGTTTTGTGTGCCCACAATACCGATGCGGGTTTCTTAACATATTGAGCGCTTACCCCTGTGGTTAGTATAAGGGCGCCTTTTACCTCTATAAGGTTAGCTCCACTTGTTTTATATATGGGTCTTGCGTCTGTTGGTTTTGTTAAAGGAGATTGATTTATATATATCCATTCTTTAGGCGTAACACGCTCCGCTTCTATACTGTTATATAAAACGGCACCTAATTGATACATATTTATAGGTAATTGAAATTTACCTGCGGCTGCAGTAAGAGTGTCAACCGTTTCAAATATAGATAACTTCTTTTCAAGAAGCTGTATCATATCTGAGTATTCTGTTTCGTTTCCAGGTATTCTACCAAATTGATTAATATCGTAAAAGTACTGCTCAAATAAATCTAGTTGAGCTTGATTGGCAAACAGATTAAATTCTTGAGGCGTAACATACCCTCGTTGTTCTTTATTGAGTACAGCTGTTACTCGTTGATAAACAGTATTTATATTTACGCTCATGTGTCTTTTTTTATTATTATAATAGTTAGGCCACCGTTAAGCAGCCTATCTACTATAAAGATGACTTAATAAAGTCTTTTTAATATGGCTTTGTATACTTCCATTCCTTCGTCTGTTTTAAAGAATGAAGCTAAAGCACTATAAGGGTGTTCATCAAAGGGTACAGTCATTAATTTTCTGTTGCCTTCTCCATAAGTGAACGTTCTTTGATCAGCTGATAGATTAATTATTTTTGCCTCAGCAGCTTTTATTCCTATATTACGCAACTGAACATTATCGTCATTAGCTAACTCTATGAATAAAGCTGGTTGTCTTTTTGCAAATATCATCAAGTCTCTTTTTAACTCGCTAGATGATAAGTCATTAACTTTGCTACCGTATTCAGCTCTTAGTATGCCTTCTCCGGTATCAATATCCATGTCTCTAGCTAAAGTTAATGCTTCAAGTTCAAGTTCAATCCAGTCTAATTCATTTACTGATACTTTTACTGGATCAAATTCATAATATATTTTATCTCTTAATGGATGGTACAATGAAAGTAGCTTTTGCAAAGATACATCTTCTTTTTTTACTTTTATTAAACCATTTCTCATTGCTATTCTGCCTAAAGTTACCGTTCCTTTTTGTTCGTCAACGAACGGAGATTTTTGGTTTGTAGCGTAACGCAATTCGCGTTGAAATCCTTTTTCCTCATCAAACCATAATAATGGTTTTCTTTGAGAATGTTTTGAGGGCAGTGTATATAAGAGTGGAGACTTACCTGTTTTTAAAACATAAGTTCTGTCTCTGTATTCCCATTGGGGCTCAACTCGTTCTACGTGCTTCCAGTCTTTTGTTGTTTCAGTTGGTTTAACTGTTTTTACTACTTCTCGTATAGACTCTTCTAGGTCTACTTGTTTTGCAACCGCTTTCTTTGGTTGCGCTTTTTTATTTGCCATGATATAATATTATAAAATTGATAAAAATAGTGGCCAGGGACCAATGATCCCCGGCACACTAGTAAATTAATTATGATGCAGTATTCTTCAATAATATGAAGTTGTTTGCCGCTTGTACACATAAACATCTCTCTGATAAGAAGTGAACGTTCATTGCATCTTCGTCGCTTGTAAAGTTTCCACCTACAGATCCTGTAATCCAAGACTTCATTTTTCTGTCATCTGCTTCAGAAGCTCTGTAGCGAATATGTAAGAAAGGTCTTGATATGTTTTTACCTAACATTTGATCGTAAACTGTTGAAGTTCCAGCAGGAACAACTACACCTTCGATATCTCCAACTAATCCTCTAGTTGTAGCATCGTTTAAGTATTTCCAGTCTGTTTTGTAAAAATCGTAAGATCCTCTACGGAATCCACTGAATCCTAAGTTAAGTGCCATATCTTCTGAATTTTCGAATACACCATAAGATGTTCCTCCAGTTCCGTAAGAATTTTGACCAGCTAACATATTGTCAATACCTAAAGAAGTTGAACGATCTAAGAATAACATATTTTCTTCGATAGCTCCTTGCTTGTCAAGCTCTCCTAAGATAGCGTCAAAATCTTCTAATCCTAAATCAGTTCCAGTTCCGAAATCAGCATCTGTATAAACCAGACCCCTGGTTTCTAAAGCGGCAAAAAGTCCGTCAGAACCTGTAATTTGAGTTCCTCCTCCTAATCCAGCAGCCGGTGTAATAGGTGCAGCAGCTTTTTCAGCTTCGATCATAGACATTTCTAAGTGATCTTCGAAACGAATACGTGACTCATACTCAGACTTTAAATACCATAGGTATCCAGAAGTTCCAGCTTCAGTAGTTACTTCAACCCATCCAATTTGTGCCGTATCAGATCCGCTAACAGCGTATTTATTACGTAAGATGATTGGCTTGTTGTTAAACTGCTCGAAAGCCGCATCAACAGAAGTACCTGCATTTGAAGTACCTTTAGCGTATTCAGATCCGTATACGAATACTTTTACGTTTGAAGTACCTGTAACTGTAATATTTCCTGCATAACCAGCAATTGTTAAAGTTGCTACTCCTGATCCCGCGACAGCTACAGCGCTAACGTATGCTTTTTCAACTGTGAATCCAGTAGAATTAGCGATAACGATAGTATCTCCAGGTCCGATTAAGTTTTTACTAGCTCCTGCTACGGCTGGAATAGTAATTGAAGTTGCAGATACGACAGTAACATCGTCATAAGCAATGTGTAAACGCCCTTGCTCAGACCATACTACTTGATCAGATGCCATAGGCATTTCAGCTCCTACCATGCGTAAGAATCCAGATATAGTACGGTTTCCGTAACGCTCTACTTCTTTTTCATATACTTCTGGTAAAAATTGTTGTGTAAAATCCATATCCGTTAAAGATAGGTAGTTGTCGTTAAACAACGTTTGTGTTGGTCTGGGTGTTAGGTGAGCCAAAGCCGCCGTACTCCCAGTAAATGCTCCATTTAGTGCCATTATTTGTAAAGTTTAGTAATTATTATTTTCTTTTCTTAATTCTAAGCTTCGTAGCTGACTCAAATTTCCCTGGTACAGATTTAACCGACCATCCGCTAGGTGGCTTAACATTTTCGTGAGTTCCTCTAGGGCTCATATCAATGTTTTTAGATTTTTCTACACTTGTTTTCATTGCATCCGCTTTACCTTGTTCGTAAAAGTGGTTTGCAATTGCATCGGGATTCATTGCTGTAAATAAAGATTTGTGATATCCTTTAGCATCTGCCATTTCATTTTTATCGTTTAAGAACTTCTTAACGAAATTTGAAATGTCTCCTTGCTTAGATTTCACTCCTTCTACATCATTGACTTTATACCTAAATTTCTTTTCCCCAACTTCGAAATCAAAACCTTTGAATTCATTGGAAAATAGTTTTTCAGTTTTGTCATTGAATATAGATGTTTGTTTTTCTCTATCTACCGTCAACTTCTCGCTATCTTGGTTATAACGATCGAAAAAATCAACCGCTTTTTTTTGTTCTGGGTTTAACCGTGACCCAGCTTTTATTTCTTCGTAGTATTTAGTTTTTAATCCTTCTAGATGATTTTCAGCTTTAGCTAATTCTTCTTTTCTAGCTAACTTCTTTCTACGTATATCTCTTTCCTCATCCATTTCCTCGTCAAAATGAAACTTGTCTTCCATAACAAATCCTATTTCTTCAGAATCTAAGTGAGGTTTAGTATTTTCGTAATACTCCCTAAGTAACTGATCTTCGTTTAAAGAAGCGTAATCTGTGTTAAGATTAACATAATCTTTTAAACTTCCTCCTGTATCATTAATAAAGTCTACAACCTTTTGAATGTTTTCAGGCAAATCTACTCCAGGCTCTTGAGCCGCAATTGCTTGCTCCACCTGCTCTTGCACTTCTTCTACTTTCTCTTCAACTTCTTCGTTTGTTATTTCTTGTAGAATTGATTGAGACTCTTCTTGAGCTAATTCTTCGCTAATAGATAATTCCGCAGGCTGTTCAATAGCAACCTTACTCTCAGTTGTCTCCGCTTTATTTAGCTTGCTTAAATCAACTTTTATTAATCCATCGTCTTCCTGTGTTATAGGGGACACTGTTTGAGGCTGATCTACTTCCGTATTTTCAACCTCTGTTTTTACTTCTTCTTCCATGATAAAATATTATATAATTATTACTACTATTATTACCTAGGATCCACTGATCCTAAGTTAAAGTTGCCGTTAAGAACATCGTTTCCGGACGATTCAAAGTTTTTTGGCATGGTGTCATTTTGTCTTTGGTTTATTAATTCACTTTGCTGAGTTGCTTGTATTTTAGTTCTTTCGTCTTTTCTGTTTTCTTTTTCCGACAGTTCAGACTTTTTACCTTGTACTTCCATGCCTTTAAGCTGCATATTCATTTGAAACTCAAGATTCATTAATTCTTTTTTAGCAACTATCTCTGCTTGCATTTTTTGAGAATTAATTTGAGCCTTCATTTGCTCTAGTTGCATTTTTTGTTGCATTAGTGCTTGCTGCTTTTGTACTTCAGCCTGAGCAGCAACTTGGGTAGCCTGAGCGTTAGCTTCAGACTGCGCTTGAATATTTTGTTGTTGTAGCTGCTGGTCTCTTTCTTGTTTTTCAACTCTTTTAATTTTTAAAAGCTGATTAGCTAGTTTTATGTTTTTAATCTCTCTTATATCAATAGCATCCGTTAAATCTATTAAACCAGCTTGTAATGCTGTCTGTATGTTGTTTTCTAATACAGCTTTCTGTTCTTCATCAGGCTGTAGTTCTACAAATATACCAAAATCGTATAAATATAAATCACCCATTTCTTGCAATACAGCTACATTTTGGTTTCCTATCTTATGTATAAAAGCTTCTCTAGTGGGAGAATATTCTAATATGTCAGATATACGTAGAGATAAGTTTTCGCACAAATCTTTAGCTAAAAATAAAGTAGCATCTAATATATGCCTAGTAGCCGTGTTTGAATTTGCTGCAGCTAATTTTTGCACCCCAACTAAAGCTCTTGCATCTGGAGTACTTCCATCTCTAGCTTCATTTAATCCAGTTACGTCTCTTATCATTTGCATATAATAATTATATGTTTGTATAAGAGATTGCATTTTAGCTCCGCCAGATCCTGACTGCAATTCTTGTATAGGAACTTTGCCCGGATTCATATCTCCTTCTTGAGTAAATGACCTACCAATTACAGAACCTGTTTGGAAAAACATATTTAAAGCCTCTTGTGGATTATAATTTGTTCCATTACCTAAGTCCACTTCTGCTAACCCGTCAGCATCTAGATAAACTCCATCAGGAACCATTCTAGATAGTACTTGCTGCAATTTTAAATGCGTAAGTTGAATCATATCCGCAAATCCAGTTATACGAGAAACTATACTTTCTATTCTGCCTTTATACATTCTTGGGGCAACAATACTGTAATTCATTTTAACCTTAGTATAATCGCTTTTAGGGCGAATCATATTGGTAGCTACTTCCCATTTTAAAGTTTTGCCTCCTAGTATTTTAACACCCTCATATAATACTTCTAAAGATCTTGATAGTTTTTCTATACCATATTCCTCGTACATTTCTTCAGGAGGATTGAACTCATCAGTTTTTGGTATTAATTTAGCTGCTCCTGTAGCAGATTCTTTTACTTTGTACACCTCATTGGAATAAGTCTTGTAGTTGTAATACAACACTTGCACGGTGTTTGAATCATCTTGATCGGAGTTAGTTAAAGTTCTATCGTAAAACCCATTGTTTTGATACGATTGATTAGATACTTCTTTTAAATCTTCATTAGTTAAAAATGGAAATTGTTTTTTTAATTCATTTATATGAACACTTTTAATTTCGCCTACATAGTATATGTCGTCAAAGTACGGTGATTCTGTATAAGACCATACTAAGTTAGCTGGATCAACATAATCAACAGTAGCTCCCTCTGATTTACTAAAACCGTTTTTAACAGCAGCAATACCTATAGTAGCTAGATCGTAAGTGCATCTCTTTTTTGTTAAGTCGTATTTCTTGCCTTCTAGCAAAGTATTTATTGCCTGCTCTTCAGCTAATTCTACTTCTTGCTTGTAGGACAGTTGCATGTGCAAACTAAGTTCCTCTTGATCTTTAGGTAAATTTTCTGGATTATTTTCAAATAAGTTTACTCCAAATTCTTCTTTTACATATTCTCCCAATTCTTTAGTCTGCATGTCTCTAAGTATAGACTCCATGTACTTAGTTCTTTTATCTACCCCATAAGGATCTTGAGAGTAAGCTTTTATGTCGAACATTCTTTCTGATATACCATTAACAAGTATGTCAACAAATTTAGGTATTATAGGTACAGGCTTCCAATCTAAATTAAGATAAGATAAATCCCCGTTTATTGATAGCTCATCTTTGTATTTTTGCACACCTTGTTCTCCTCTAGCATATAATCTTAATCATGAAAAGTATTTTTATTACTTTTAAAACGGCCAATACCATTATCTGAACGAAACCATTCGTTTTCTATAGCTCTTCCTACTCTAGTTCCATAGTCTAAGCTCATCTTTTCGGAGTCGCTAGCTATTTGGCTTGGAAAAAAACTTGTTATAACTGACTCAGCCATATTTTTATTTTTCTATTAGTTTTGAAATACTTCCGTTATTGGAATATTTGCCTATTTTTAAATTTAGTTTCTGCTTTTGTCTATCGGAGGCGGGGCTATATAGATGTCTGTTAACAGCCATTATAGCTAAACCCGAGCTTATAGCAGCATCAAATTTTGTTCTGTTATTTATATCAAATTTAGCCCAATCATTGAGAGTGGTATTAAAATACATTCCGCCATATTGCCCATCTTCTTTTATGCCTACATGTTTGTCTATGTAAGATTCAATGGCTGCTGCATGGGCTTGCTTTATATCTTCGCTAGAGTTAGGTATTCCACCTATTTCTTTCTCTGTTTTAGATAACTTATTCCAAACTTTATCGGGCCTATTCATCGAATACCCTCGGTAACCTCTACGCTTTAAATAATACAGTAATCTAGGTTTATTGTTTTCACATAATATAGGCATGCCGTAAAATACTAAAGCCATTAATACATCCTCAAAAAACATTTCAGCTGTTTGCGGTCTAGCTAAATATTCTAGAAAAAATGTATTGGGGGGAGCATCCTCCATCGAGAACTTCGTAAGTCCGTGAAGCGCTCCTTTAGATCCTCTACCATCTGTTGTACCACTAATATCATAACTATCACAGCCAAAAGCACCAATGTGGTCATTCCCTGGCGACTTAAAGCCCTTCGTAACATATTGTTTATTTTGTAAGTTTAATCCAGGTACCCAAGAGATATTAAATCTTCCTTGAGGGTTTGGTGTAAATTTAACTTTTGAATCTTTTATTCCGTTTTCCCAACTAAAACTACCAGTAGTTAGCACTCCTGAATGGCGCAAGTCCTCATTGTAATCTATTTGCTCGTAAATTTTAACTAAATTGTATAAGCTATTTTGTGTTTCATCTCTAAAGGCATGTTCGGTTGTACGTGGAAATTGTCTGTAGTGCTCGTTTAAGCCGTCCTCGTCGCCTTTTAATCCGTCAGCCTCATTACTCCAGTGTTCAATAACTCCGAGCTCAATAGAGTCTCCGTGTGTGTCCTCTATAGGTGTCTTCGGAGTATCGAATACGGGCATTCCGTACTTATCAATGAATCCCTCATAATTCCACTCCATAGGAATGAATAAGCTATATAGCCCAGATTTTGTCTGCCCATTTTTGTTTCTTTTATTTATATCAGAAGATTGATACAGTTTCTTAAAATTATTCCCACCTTTGTCTAAAGCATTAGAGGTCGACCCCATCATGCACTTACCTATAATTCTACTACCTAGCCTTAAGCAAGTTTTTGTTACTCCCCAATTGTTAAGTATATTGTTAGGCCTTTCCCACTTACCGCTTTCATCATGAACTAATAACTTAAGTTTTTCACCATCATAACTATTGTCACCTGTGTTTTTAAAATCTATAGTCGTATCTAATCCAGCTAACAGTAGTTCATCAGAATTAGTGTTTTGTATAGATCTTTTAGTTAACCTGGATGCAGGCACCCTATAAGCTAATTCCTGCTTCGGTCTATCCATACCATCCTGGATTGGTTTGAAGAAAAACGGATAGTTGACAGATATTGGTACGACTTTGTCTGTAAACATTTTTTAGCATCCGCACCTGACTTTGATAAAATACCAAACCGAGCATCGCTTGAAACTGTTGCTTGATTAATTGTTTCTCCTGACGCCAT